ATTTCTGCTTCGTCTGGCTTTAATCTATATTTAGGATTTCCACCTTTTTTTACTCTTTTACTCCAATCTTTCATTTAATGATTTGGCACTAATCTACAAAAAAAAAAATTAATTGCTTTTTTTATTAGCCATTGAACCAAAATAATAACCAACTATGGATAACACAATCCCCTCTGTAATTCCTATTAAATGAATCCATATTTCTTTATTATGTTCAGGTATTTGTAAAAAAACAATTGCATAAACTAAAAAAGCAAAAGAACCTAATCCAACAAGTCCAGTAAGATTAAATAAAAAATCAAATGTTTTTGTTTTAGAAACTTCAATTTCCCTATTTCTTGCAGAATCTCTATCATCAACCTCAAGTTTATAAAGCTCTACAACTTGATTATGTAATTCTGTTTTTTCTTCTTGTGTTAAATTATCATCTTTAGATATAATATTTTTAACAATTCCGAGCGTGCCTTGGTCAGGCAAAACATCTCCAACAAAATCTAATGCCAATGGCACTTTTTCTTTTAAAAATTTTCCGAGTTTAGTATCTTTTAATTTCTTTTTCATCCTGAACAGCTTTCACAGTTTTCATCTTCAATATTACAAGTTCTTTCTGGTACTGGTAATTTTTCTAATGCTTCAAGCATTTTTTCAAATTCACTTTGTTTTTTTTCCATTTAATTTATCCTTTACTTTTTTTGTTTTTGGTTTAAAAGACTTTGGTTGCAAGTCTAAATATTCTAATTCGGCATTGTAGCACGGACACTGTTTCATATATTCATGTTCCTCTACGCCATCGCCATCTTTATCAGGAGAATAATCTCTATGACCGTGAATACTTGCTTCAGGATAAATGTTTTTTAAAATTTTTAGTATTTTAATTAAGGATTCTTTTTGTTCTTCTGTTCTTGTATCTTTAGCTTTTCCATTAATATCTAATCCACCAACATAAGAAATACCTATTGAATCACGATTACCATTTTTTACGTGAGCACCAATTTTAGATACAGGACGACCTGCATTAATTGTTCCTTCAATTCCAATAATATAATGATATCCAATGTCTGAAAATCCTCTTGCCAAATGCCATTTTTTAATGGTAGCTGGACTTACATTGTTGCCTTCTCTTGTAGCTGTACAATGTATTACAATTTTATTTACTTTTCGCATTATTTCTTTTATTAACTTTTTTCTTTGCGTTATTAATTAATCGAGCTTCCATTTTAACAACTTTAACTCTTAGTTGAATATTTTCTTCAATAAGGAGCTCAATTTTTGTCTCCAACTGTTGAATTTTGTTTGTAAGAACTTCAATTTGTTGTGTATATATGTTTTCATCTCTTTCATCTTTTTTTGCATTTATATCTATTTTTTGTTTGACAATTTGCCAAATTTCTTTTATTCCTAATGCTAGGATAATAGCACTAACCGCCATAAGTATTGAGTGGTCATCCATTTTTCTAATAATTTTAACGTCCCTGTCCAACATAGACTTTTTTGTATTTATTTTGTCCTCTTGAGGCATTTTTACTATGAACACCTCTACGCCTAACTTTAGGCTTAAATATTTTAGCTACCAATTTTCTCATTCTGGTCCGCCTGAACTCCAAACATCCGTAGTCATTAAAGCTAAACAGTCTGTATGATTTAATGTTTGTACAGCTGTTATTGTTCCATCTTGTATAAAAGATGGCTCTGAACTCCATTTAATTGTAAATAAAGTTTCATCTAATGATTTTCTTATAGTATTTGAACTTGTTTCTTCTATTTGACTAAAATCAACATTTGCTAAATCACTTGTATTAATTATTTGATAGGTTAAACTATTCATATTTATTTTTTTTAAGTTGGTACGCTTGTTGAATAAGCAGTTCCATTAACTAATGTTCCATTATTACCTCCTGACCCAGAATCTACAGCAGTAGTTCCAGAACCTGTTTCAAATCTATACCAAGATATTGGCGATAATGAACTAATATCATTAGGAGTTCCAGAATTGTATATTGTTGAAACATTACTTGCTGTTAAACAACTATCCCAAAACGCCCATTCATCCATATTTCCTTCATAAAAATATAAATTAGACAATTGCTGTTTTCCTAACTTTGCTGTATTGGTTGTTGAAATTGTAGGGCTTGCAGAAATATTTTTTGTTGATACAGAAGACCCATTTAAATAACTTGTTAAAGTAGTGCCATCGCTTGTAAAACATATATGATTCCAAGCACCATAGGATGAAACTGTAAAAGCATCCGCATCAGCTGTTCCATTTAATTTAACAGTTATAATTCTATTGTCTGTATTTTTACCCCAAACAGCAAGCCCATCAACAGAACTATCTCTTTGTGAAAAATGATAAGCCCAATTTCCAGCATTTTGTATTTTTGCCCAATATGAAATTGTCCAAGTTGTTCCACTCATTACATAACTTGTATCTACATTATCATTAACACCATCAAACTCTACAGAATAAATATTAGTAAAAGCAGAAGTTACAGACAATCCAAAAGTAGATGAATTTGGACAAGTACCAGCAGTTGTATAAGTAATAGTATATGATTGAATGGTTGAGGCACTTAAATCAATTTGACCTGTAGAACTACCTGTATTACTACCACTATCAACAAATACTAAACCACTACCAGCACTGAAAGTTCCACCAGCTAATCCAGTAATGCTTGGAGTTGGGTCTGATTCTGCTTGAGTGTAACTACTTGAAGCATAACTAAATGATGCATTATCTAAAGCATTAATGCTAAAATTAAATGTTGTTGTTGCTCCATCAGTATCTGTATATGTAATAATATATGAACCAACAGTTGACCCTGATATATCAATAACTCCTGTTGATGTGCTAACAAACACTAATCCAGCAGTTGAACTAAATGTTCCAGCACCTACATTATTTGATACAGTTGGAGTTGGGTCTGATGCATTTTCACATAAAGCTGCACTTGGATAACTTATAGATAAAACTCCACCACCAACAATATTAGTATCTCCAGCCTCAGAATCCGCATAAATATTACCCCAACCATCGCTTGAGTTGGCTTTACCTTTTCCCCAACCATTTGAATTGTTAACTGCTCCTTGACCCCATCCGTTTGTTACTGCCATAATTTAAATTTTATTTATAAAACCCAACCTCCAAAATCTGCAACATCATCAGGATAAATATCTTCCTGAGTATTACTATAATATTCAGGAAATTTAGCTGATGCATTATTTTGCATATAATCAATAAATCTATTAGTGTAAAATTGAGCAGTCGTTCTTGACCTTTCAACTAAACTATCAACATGTTCCTTAGTTAGTGCTGTACTTCCTTCAGGATTTCTTGTAAATATTCCGCCATTAGCTATATTAACACCAGCATACGGTAAATATTCAACCATTGACCAATGTAAAAGCATTGGTTTAATGTAATCATTAACAAGAGCTAAATAATCACCTGTTAATGTTTGAGGATTTGCTGTAATATCTCCTTGTATTTTAACATATAAATCAGTTCCTAAATAGTTTTGGATATGTATATCCTGCGCCTGATTAAGAAACGGTAACAATTTGTCGTTGTCGATGTTTCCATTGGCAGCTGTAAAAACTGAAATATCGTGTCTTGTTACAAATAGTGCTTTTGCCATTTTTATTTCTTTTTAGGTTTATATCCAGGGTAATGACCATTATTTGGCATATTATAAGGTGCTTTTACTGCATCTTTTCTTCCTCTTGGTTTTGGTTCATATGTCTTAGGAATTGATGTTACATTTTTATAATCTTTTAAATCTTTACTTCCTGTTTCTTCACCTTTTTTTAATTTATACAAAACTTGTTTCCAAACATGCCTGCAAAACACGCCGCCTTTGAATTTAAAAAGGTCGTATTTTTTATCTTTATGCATTGGTAATTTTGCAGCTTTAAAATCCATTTCTCTACTTGCTTTGTCAATATCCTCAAGACGATAAACAATTTTTCTTCTTGTTCTATTCATCATTTCTTTACAAAATTGTCTTGATTCTCCATTTCTACCTTTAGAAGTTCCAACAGCATATTTATATCTTACTTTATACAAAGATTTATCAAGAGTTGAAAATCCATCCTCATTACTTTCAATAACATCGCTTAAATGTATCATGCTTATTGCCCAATCCTCATCTGAAGAATTATTTTCATCATAATCTCTTATATCAACAATTTCAAATTTTTCAGAATCAATTATTTCACCTTGTAAAGAATTTAATGCTGATTTTAACAATTTATCAGCATCTTTATTTGACAATTTTTCAAATGCCATCATTTCAATTTCTGTTGAAACATCTTCTGTTTCTTCTTTTTTAATTCCTGTTTGTTCTTCAATTGCTTCTGCACTTTCAATATTTTCTAAATCCATAAATTCAAGCGGCTCAATAGTAGTAAAATAAAGATTTAAAGCAATATCATTAACGGCTAAAATTTCATCCAGCGAATCAATAATCAAATTCTGATAAGGTTGTATTACCACATTATTAAAAAGTCTTGAAGCATTTTGAATTTCTTCACTATTTGAACCTAATCCTCCACCACTCATATCTCTTAATCCAATTAATAATGGAGAAGTAACTCGATGAGTAACCATAATTTTTTTAGAACATTCTTCCGATAAATATTGATAATGTGCTGGTGCATCATTTAATGGAATATCCTCAACAGTTGTTTTAGAC